CAACCTGATAGATTGAGCGCGGCTTTCCTTCGCGACCTGCCCAGGCTTCACACCAAATCTCATTTGGGAATACGCGCTCTGCTGTGATATTATCATTACCATCACAATCGATTTTAACTATTCCGGTTCCGAAGACCAGGCAATCAAGCAGAACTTTAGTGGCGATTTTCGCCATGTTGATCTGGTTGAAGAGTCCTTCGGTAAATTGCTCAAGCAGTTCAGCTTTATGTTGAAGTTTCCAGTCGCCCTTGTTAGTCAAGAATGTTACATGTGGCTCGCCGTTAGCTAGCGTGCGGCTCATGATTGTGTTGATAATTGAATTGACTAGGTTATACTGAGGTCCCATCCTGCCCTGAGTTGAAGTTACCGCAGAGAGTGGGCCGGACGGAGGGATTACGCTGGCACTGAAGCGGCTGCCTGACATGTGTCCAAAGCCACCGTATAAAACAGCGTTGCGAAAATTGCGGGTCTGGATGCCCAGGCCAGTGAAGGCGAGATCGTGAGCCGCCCGCATTACAACAGATGCTACTTCATCTTTGGGTTTCTTAAACCATTGCTCAACAGAATAGTTGGCTTGAGTATTTCCTCGGCCACCATTCTTGCGTTCCTGCCATCGGCTGTCGCCGTCTTTAATAGCCATTAGTTAAGTCCTTCGCCGTCTGGGGAACCATCTTTGAATGTGCCAAAAAGTCCGTCGTCCACGGGGTCAATCTCTACTTGAGGTTCGACTGTTCCAGTCTCTCGTGGTTTACGTGGGACGGAAGGAGAAAATCCTAGAAGTTCAAGGCTTGCAGCGTCAAGCCCGGTCGTATCTGGCGTAGGAAGCGCTGTCATATCCATGATAATTGGCGCTGGAGGTTGTGGAGGAGCAATTTCAGCCTCAAAATCACCTAACTTGAATTTAGTTAGGCCACTTTCCTTCGCCGCGCGAATAAGTTCTATCAATTCAGCGATGGTTGGAGTTAAATTGGTTAATTTCTTGGGCATGGTTGTCCTATACGGTTAAATGGGCCTACTGGAAGAAGATATCATTGGGTTCTACGTAGAACGCTTCCATTTCTCTATCTACAACTTCATTAGGATCCTTATTTTCCTCATCTAAGGTCTTCTGGAGCATGGCTTTCTCTCTAAGAATCCAAGATTCCTTCTCTCCAACCTTAGGAAGTGGAGGACGGTATGTATATGAGTACGTATGTCGCCAGGCATATAGCATTGAGTCAGCATAATCGCACGCTGCAGCCTTCTTTTCAATCTGTGTAGCAGGGTCTATCTCCAACATTTGAAGTTGGGTTGATAGTTCCCGGCAGGATGCTTGCTTTAGTAATACTTCAGCGCGACGGAACGCTGTGTTCATGAGACGTATATATGAAGCCTTCTCTGATTTGAGGGCAGGTTCGATAAAAAATCCATATCGAACTTCTAGTGAATTGAAAATAAAATCGCCTAGGGCGCCTCTGTCAGCTACAATCTTCAGATTATTATATCTGGCCTGGTAATTCTGTATGATTTCTGCTACTTGTGTATCGAGAAGTTTAGCTTTACCATAAGATTCTATGC